TTCCCCGGCGGTGCAAGCACCTTTGGTGCTCGTCAATTGCGTTTTTAGGAGTGCTTTGTTACTCCCATAGTCTATCCTATGTGTCTATGTGTGTTGTCAAAACCGTCATTGCGACTGTTTTAACGCTTGTATTTATACTTTACTACTACATAATACATGCTTTAAGAGCATAAATCAAGTTACATTTATGCATACTCGTTATGCACTAAATGCATAACACAAGATTGTTGCACCATTGTAATAAAACTGTAATCACATTTTTAGTAAATATGATTGACAGTAATATTAAGTGATGTTACAGTTAAAAAATAGTAAGCAATCTCGCTTACTAGTTTGTGAGCGACGGGGTAAAGCCGTCAAGCAAAGGAGAAAAGGATGGAAGCACTCACCTTATGGAGCCTAGTCGGGTTCCTATTCGCCGCATATGCGGTAATAGCAAATGATTCAGTACAAACTCTCGGTACATGGATGGCATCAAACAATGAGAGATTCAACTACAAAACATTATGGGGAGCCGCAAGTGCAGTGTTACTTGCAACCTTATGGTATGGTTGGAGTGTAAATGGTGGCGACATCAGTTACGGAAGACTTAACAAGATACCCTGGCAAGAAGTACAATGGTATCATGCAGCCGCGCCTGCAATACTTGTTGCACTAACACGTTTAGGTGTACCAGTATCAACTTCGTTCTTGGTCTTATCAGTATTTGCTTCAACTTTCGTGTTGGAGAAGATGCTTATGAAATCAATAATGGGTTACGGTGTAGCCGCAGGTTTTGCATACATGGTATGGTTTGCTATAACAAAGTATGCAAACAGTTGGTTTGACGAAACGAAACCAGTAAGCGAAGAGAACAAGAAGTTTTGGCGCATTGCACAATGGATAGCAACTGGTGGCTTGTGGTGGACATGGCTTAGTCATGACATGGCAAACATCGCTGTATTCCTGCCACGTGTAGTTCCTATGGACTTAATGTTCCTAATTAGTTTTGTATTTGTAGCAGGCATGTTCTTTATGTTTAGAGAACGAGGTGGTAAGATACAACAAATTGTTCTAGAGAAGCACAATACAAAATATGTAAGATCAGCAACACTGATTGATTTATTCTATTGGTTGTGCTTATACTTCTTTAAAGAGCTCAACGATATTCCTATGTCAACAACTTGGGTGTTCGTTGGTCTACTTGCAGGACGTGAACTTGCAATGGCTACATACTATGGTAAGCAAAAGACCAAGAGTGTGTTTCCACTTGTAGCAAAGGACTTTGGAAAGATGATGGTAGGACTTGGTGCTTCAGTAGCATTGGTTCTTATGATACATTATATTATCGTACCAAACGGACTGTAATACAACAAAAAATAAAAAGACGTTTCGGCGTCTTTTTTCTTGACTTTTAAACCATTTACATATATACTATACAAACACTAAGAAATTAACCATCCATAGCGGAAAGGAAACAGTTTGAAGATGAAAATAATCGCAGGGAATAGCAATAGGGNGTTAGCACAAGATATTGCAGAACACTGTTTTGCTGGACTAGTACCAGCAACAATATCAACATTTGCAGACGGAGAAACAAGTGTTGAGTTTGAAGAAAACGTTAGAGGCGAAGATGTGTTTATTATACAAAGTACATCATCCCCTGTAAATGACAGTTTAATGGAACTGTTGATTATGATTGATGCGGCAAGACGATCAAGTGCTAGTCGTATTACTGCTGTTATTCCTTACTTCGGTTATGCTAGACAAGATCGTAAGAGTGCAAGTCGTACTCCTATTACAGCAAAGTTAGTTGCTAACTTATTAGTTACAGCAGGCGCAGATAGAATCCTTACAATGGATCTACACGCAGGACAGATACAAGGTTTCTTTGATATTCCAGTGGACGATTTAACAAGCCGTAAAGTATTTGCCAAAGACATCAAATATAAAGTTAACACAGAAGAGCCGACAGTATTTGTATCACCAGATGCAGGTGGTGCTGTTAGAGCTCGTAAGTTTGCAGACATGTTCCATGGAGACATTGCTATTGTAGACAAGCGTAGGCCTGAAGCAGGCAAGAGCGAAGTAATGGCACTGATTGGCGATGTTGAAGGCAAACATGCTATTCTAGTTGACGACATTGTTGACTCAGGCGGAACGCTATGTAGTGCGGCCAAAGCAATTATGGACGCAGGTGCATTGTCAGTTCGTGCTTATATTACACATGGTGTATTGTCAGGCGAAGCATGTAACAAGGTTGAAAAGAGTGTGTTAGAGGAGTTAGTAGTTACAGATAGTATCAACGATCGTTGTCCTAAGAACTGTAAAAAGACACGACAGGTTAGTGTCGCGCCTTTGTTTGGTGAAGCAATACGTAGAGTGTCAAACGAAGAAAGCGTTAGTAGTTTATTTTCCTAACGCTGTTTCAATGTGTTTGATGTATTCATCAATACTGTGATCGCTAAATGAATCTACCTTACCAGCCTTAATACCCATCCATAGTCCACGCAACTTATCTTTGATTCGTTGCCATGAAGTTAAATTACGGACATTACCATAGGCGTTGATGTAGTGTTTAGTACCGTGGTGCTTATATCCCATAAACGTTGGAGGAACACTAGTAACAATATCATTATTGTTCTTCCATCTATTATGCTCGACACATATATTATCACAATAACCTTTCCAACCTACACGAGGAGAACCATAAGTGTATAATTGTACTGGGTCATTTAGTTCAATATTATGTTTGCAACGACTAGACATTATAGTTGCCATTGCCGCTCCTAAACTATGTCCACAAAACCAAAGTGTCTTGTTTAAGTTTGTTTTACGTAATACATCTTCTTCGACCATTGGCCAAAGTTCATCAACTTCTGCTTTGAAACCTCTGTGTACTCGACTCATAGTTTCTGCAAGAACTGGTAGGGCTTTTAAATCTGCTTTGATGTCATTAAATTCTGTAGGTTGTGTTCCTCTACAAGCAATAACAAGATCTGTCTTGTTCATAAATCGATATGCTTGTGCTCCGTCTTTGTCATAAAACTCAATAGTTGTGAAACCTAATTCTTTTGCTTGCTTTTTAGCATCGTCTATGTTATTATATGCTACTTGTGATAGTTTAGCGAATAATAATGATCTTTCTAAAAAACTTAATTTTTGTATACCTTTCATTGTGCCCTCCATTATGTACATTTATTTATTGTTATTGTAACTAAATACAAATATAGGAAAGTAAACTAATGCGTAAAAAAACTAGAAGTATCCTGGATGAACTTAATAATATTGGTAGACCCAAGGATAACGACTTGTTGATCGAAGCATCTGCAAGTAACATCATTGAAAGCTCTATTAACTTATTAAATATGATACATAGAACATATGATCAAGATAATGCATCCGAGTTGGAACGCAGATTTATTAACAGTATTAAATCAGGCGATCCTCGTAAGTTTAAAAGAAGCATAAACAGAATAATGGAGAGTAAGAAAAATGATTCTTAAAGAAGGTGGCAACATATTTAAATCCGAGCAAGGACCTCTTACTCAGCGTATTGCAACCAAAGACGTACAAGCTTCAATAGACTTTATAGAAAAGATTACAGGCTTAGTATACGATGAAGAAGATTGGTTAGGTACAACAGGTAAGAAAAACGATCCAGATGGAGAGTTTGAAAAGAATAGTTCCGGCGACTTAGACTTAAACACAGACGCAAGTAAAATTAGCAAAGAACAATTGATTGCTAAACTTACTAGTTGGTTAAAATCAAAAGGCATTGATGACGAAGCTATCATGAACAAAGGCCGCAAGAAGACAGACGGTTGGATTCATAATGCAGGCGATCAAGTTCATTTCCGTACACCTATTGCAGGCAACTCCAAGAATGGTTATGTGCAAACAGACTTTATGTTTACTGACAACCCAGAGTTCCAACGTGGAGCAAAGCGAGGCGGCACCCCACAGTTTGGCGGAACAGACAGAGCTATATTGTTATCAAGTATTGCAAGAGGACGAGGCTTAAAATTTAGTCCTAAGTTCGGCTTAGTTGATCCTGCACAAGGCGATGAAGTAGTTGCTTCTAACTGGAATGATATTGCACCTATGCTACTAGGCAAAGGAGCAAAAGAATCTGATACAATTACTGTAGAATCAATGCTTGCTTTTTTAAAGAAAGATCCAAACTACGAAGAGCTTATTGCTCCCTGGAAAGAAACAATGGAGAAGGCAGGTAAACAAGTACCTGAGTCAACATTTGAATCATTAGCCGACAAGCAAATAAATAGAATTGTTACATTAGCGAGCGTATTAGTAAAATGAGATTTGGTGAATTCCGTATATTAACAGAAGCAAAAGTTGGCCGAGAGTATCAACACTTAGAGGACCTAGTGTTTGTTGATGGGTCACAGGGTGCGAACAAAGCCGCAGACATACTAGACACCCTAGGAACAGATAGTTCAGACGTTGCCATTAAGTGGGACGGTAATCCAACTATCTATTGGGGACGTGAAGACAATGGTGAGTTTGTTATGGTTGGTAAGAATGGCTGGGGAAGACAGCGTTCAACATCATCCGCTGACCTTTCTAAGTTTATCAAGAACAGTGGCAAAGGCGAACAATGGCGTGAGAAGTTTGGCAATGATATGGGACAGATATTTGACATACTAAAAGGCTCAACTCCACCAAGTACAAATCAATATGTATACGGAGACTTATTATACCATCCAGGTAATCCATACACAATAACAGATGGTAAAATACAATTTACACCAAACAAAGTAACTTATACTGTAGACGTTAACAGCGATATAGGTAAACGTATAGCACAGTCTAAAGTAGGAGTTACAGTACACACAAGATATAATGCCTTTGGAGACAAAGACGGACAGCCAGTTAACCAAGTAGGTGAACTAAACAGTAAAGATGTTGTAGTACTAGGGCAAACTTATGTATCACATCAGCCAACTGTGAAGTCAGGCGAAACAGATAGTATACGTAAGCTGGTACAAAAGAATGGAAAATTAATTGATTCGTTCCTTGCTCCAGTGAAAGGGTTAAGTGATATGAAGAACATAATTTATACCTATGTTAATCATATGACACGAACAAAACAATTACAGAATATTGAAAAAGGATTCTTTGATTGGCTAGGCACTAGTAAGGTTAGTGCTAACAAGCAGGCAAAGATACAGGCAATGCATAACGAGTCGCCACAAGCACTTCTAGCTATATTTGGTTTGGTAAAACAAATTATGTTAGCAAAGGATGATATTATAGATCAACTAGACGATGCTGATGCAGACATTAAAGCATCAACAGGCGACGAACGCGGCGGTGAAGGTTACGTTGCTCAAAAATCAAAGATTAAATTGGTTCCACGCTCTAGATGGCAACCGAACTAAAAGGAAACTAATACAATGAAAATGAATGAGATAGTAACAGAATCTAACTACGGTGATGATCCTAAGACAAAACACTTTGCAACAATGGGCCGCACACTAATGGACCTAAGTGCAAAGATGAAGATAACAAAAACTACATCAGACGAAGAAATTGCAAAGTCAAATAGAATGTCTGCATTTGGTGATGCGCTAACACGCTTTGGCACAACGTGGGGACCACGTACCTTGCCTGAACTACTAAAAGATAGTGGTTGTTCAAAACAGGACGCAATGGAGTTTATTGAACTTGCTAAAAAGACTGGCCCAATTAAGCCGGTAGTTAAAGATCCAGAACCAGTAGATGAGCCAGAAGATGATTTTGACGCTGGTCCAAGTGATGACGAGATTGACGCAAAAGCAAGAGCAATGGCCCGAGGCAAGTAATGGATTTTATCCGAGCATTAGAAAACGATCAAGATATATCTCCGGACAAAGAGTCTGTAGAGCTACTTGAGAAGTTAGATGAACTACAGTTAGTATTCAACGATCTAGAAGAATTAGATGAAGGAGCATTTGACCGCATTGAACAGCGTGTTGAAGCAAGAGACTTACTTCTTTATAGAATGATTGTAGGACAGAGTAATATGATGCTCACAAAGAAGTTTTTAGAACTAGCATTAAATGGCAAGTCGGTACCAAGTTCAATGGTCAAAGGGTACTTGCCAGCACTTAAAATGCTTGATGATATAGTTACAGCAGGGCCTGGATACGTTCAAATGCTACGCTTACTACATCAGAGAGCCAAAAAAGGCTGATAATAGCCCTTTTTTTGTAAAAAGACTAAATAATAATAAGCACTTCGTAAAGAGCTTACGAATAGTGTCATTAGAGCCGAAGAGGTAACACTCTTCAATTTTATATTAAACAGGAGAAATAAAATGGCAACACAAGCAAAAGTAAATGGTTTAACAACCGCAGGTAGTTTTTATGGATATGATCCAATCATCCTTAAGATTACAGGAACAAACGTAGCAACAGCAGATACAGCATCTGTAGACGGCGTAGCAGCTTTTACACAAGGTAACCTTTCAAAAGCAATTAGTGCAATTCAAACACAAATGAGCGTTGTACACGTTGGCGAAAGAGCTAACAACCTAGTATGTGTAATGATTGACTCAGCAACAGCAAACGCATATGTTTCAGCTAACACTGACACAGACGTAGCAGCAGCTGTTAAAGCATTAGTAGATACAGCAACAGGTGTAACATCAACTGTAGCAGCTATCACACTAACAGCAGGCGACTTAGCATAAGAATTCCTAGCTACCTTTAGGAACCGTGATGTTATAAAGGCGTCACATCAAAAGGCTCACTTTTTAAGTGGGCCTTTTTTTATGGCTATAAGTA